GGGCCAGGGCTGCCTTTTGTGCCGACAACACCTATCGAGTCGATTAAAGATTGTCGAATGTTTGTATCTTTTGCCTTCGCTGTTCCGCAAACAAATAGCTTAATGTTGTTCCTATAGATTAGTTCAACTGAAATATTTGGGGCAAAAATGTTAACACGTTCTACAAATTTTCCAATCTCTACACATGTATTAAATACGGATGCACCGACAGCCATACCATAGGAAGCAATCATTTCTATTGCTACATAGGTAGATCCATCTATTAATGATTCTTTAATTTTTTCATTTAGTTCATGGCCAGAATTTATTACGCGATTACCATCCCATATCACATAGCCAGATTTTTGCGGTCCTGGGTCAATCGCTAGAAGTCTCATCACTCGCCTCGGATTCCCTGTATAGCTCGATAAGCCTAGCGATCAATGCTTTCCTGTGCAAGGCGTCTAGGCGAACATGAAGTCTGTTTGCAATTTGATGAACCTGATGGACTGTTGGCCTTGCGTAAAGTTCAAGCTTGATTATCTTTACCGACTCTTTTATTCCTTCTTTATCGCAGCATTCTACAACATCTTTGTATTTACGTCCAGGCCCAATTTGACAAAGTAGTTCAGGGTTGTGCGTATAAAGACCTTCAGCTAAGTGAAACTGCTTCCACCTCTCGTTTCTATTTTTTGCGTATTTCTTGAATATCGTAAGCCTTAGCCTTTTGTATTCAAAGTATTCTGCTGGAAAGTTAAATATATCATCTTGGTCCCTGAGCCATTTAATAAACTTAAAAGCATACTGGCTTTGAGATTTATCCTTTACCGCTGCTTTTGTGCAATTTGCAAGAAACTGGTTGAGGTCTGGACGTTTTACCCCGAGTCCGTAGCTTGAATTGAAAAAGAAATCTTTTATCCCAGATAGCTTTACCTCTTTATTCCCAAACGTTTTATATCCAAGATATACCTCGTTGCTCATTATTTTACACATAGTCACAAAAAATGGTTCTGAATATTGTCCATTGATGATGGCGCCAAGGTGTAGCCTTGCATCGGCTACAAGTCTTGCACCATAAAACTCATCAGTTCTATCATTTAGCATTACTTGCCTTCGGCTTGCTTAGCTAAGGATACAAGAAAGCCACCCATTTTACAAGGCGGCTTTCAGGTCTTGGACTCACAGGATGCCTTGACGAAGCCCACTGTCTGCGGAGACAGACTGGAACCACTTCGCTCCCTGATAAGACTCCTGATTCTGGCGTCGTTGAAGGGTAGCAATGTCAGAATTGCCGTTATTGCAGTAGTGCAAATACTGCACCTACATCTACCGCATGGCCCGAGCAGTAGCAACGTTGACGCTGGAGAGGCTTCCAGGCCAAGAACTACCTACCTAAAAGGGAATGTCATCATCATCTTCAACTTTCTCTGGCTCAGGTCTTGCTGCTGGTTTCGATGCTTGCGAATAGCTCTCTTCACCATCAAGACGCTCAGGGAAGGAGAAATCAGAAACATCCATGAAAAAGCTGGAATACTCTGTTCCATCCTTCTTGGTCTTGTTGGTAACAGCTCTTACGCTACCAGTTACGGAAACTTGTCGTCCATCCTGCATGTACTTTTCCGCAACCTCAATCTTCTTGCCGTAAAAGTAGCAATTAAAGAAGTGAGACTGCTTGCCGCATTTAACACGGAGACTCAAGGCGCCACGTTTGCCATAGTCGTTTTGTTCGACTTTTACTTCTCCTGTGACGTAGCCAGTGATTGCTACAGAAAACATGGTTGAATCAATCGTGGGAACTTGGTATCTTGAATAGAGTAATAAGCTTTCAAGCGTTCGATAAACTCTTGCGCTGCAGCTTTTAACCCTTGCTTAGACAGGACGTGAAGCTGAGGCTCGCGCCAGTCGTAGCAAACGCATATTACTCCCTGCTCGATCTCATTGTCAAGCTCTCCACGTTTTACGGCGAGATTGTGCATCAGGGCATAGGCGCCAAGTTGAACGAACGCTTCCCTGTAATGCGACTTGGCTTTAACTTTTTTTCTTTCATTTCCATGCTCGTCCAAGTCCTTGTACGATCTTACACTCTTACAGTCCCATATTGAATATCTTGGCGGAAGAGTAGTCTTTTGCTTTTTATCTGGTGCAGCAAAAAATAATCTTATATCTGGAGTACCAGCACAACCTAAATGACAAAACAACTCCTGCTCAGTCAAGAAGTGATCGTGAATTTGATAATCGCCATCAACCTCTGAGCCATTCTGTTTTTTAAGATCCTCAAGCAGTGGAAATAGATAAGCAATATACTCGTGAATATTATGTGTGATAATTTCATCCATAGTTGGCGACTCAAGTTTTTTCTTTTCGTCGCTGAAAATATCAACTCCAAAAAAAGACTCTATCTCAGCATGTAACATAGTTCCCCTTCGCTGAGAAAATTGCAGTATCTCCTGCCAATCTGGCTCCTTACTTCGCCATATATCAAGTCCTTTTACTCTGTCTGGATGAAAAAGCTCTAACGTACTGCCAAGCACAGTGCTAACAGATACATATTCGTAGTCATCTTTTTCATAAAACCCGCTGTCAGGGTGTACCATTTTTATTGCTCATGGAATAATACATGCAGAGATTTGTAATGCACTTAACAGACACTCACCGTGCTGGCAGGTTCCATCGTAAGTGTGTCCTGTTATTTGTCCGTATCCGTTGCGAAAAGATACGTCTTTCAGTGAAATCCAGACACCATCTACAAGAAAGCTTGCAAATGGAACTGGCTTCTGAAATGTACTTTGCAAGGTGTTACCATCAATCATCACCAAAAGCCTCATTAGCAGCGTTCTCCAGTTCGTCAATAGAACTCGTTCCACTAATCTTATCCTTTACTGGAGCTTGGATGACTTGCGTTCCTTTACTGTTCTTGCCTTCGTTGAACATTTTCACATGTTCAGGACCGACAGCCTTCAGTAGTGCCGCAACCTTCAGTGCTGGAATCTCCTCAACGCTGCCCGATTCAGTAATTGCAAGAACGGTTTTCATCCCGTACTTAGTAATTCCAAGTTCGGTTAGCTTGGCCACCAGGCCAGCGGCATCGGTAAGTGCAAGAACGGTTTTCATCCCGTGCTTGGTAATTCCAGATTCTGAGATCAGTTCTTTTTCGACCGACTTTGCAGCTTCTTTCACCACTGGCTTCAAGGCCTTCCCTGCAGCCTGCGGTTCTTTGTCATCACTACCAAGTACAGCATCAAGTGCATCATGCTCAACAATCTCCATTGCAGTTACCCAAAGGTAACGGCGAAGATAGGTTTGTACTGCGCCAAGGTTTTGAATTTCGTGAGCACCCTTGAGCGCTGCACTACTCATCGGGCTGCAAATTTCAATCAAGTCATCTGGATCTTCAGAATTAAAAATTGTCAGTGTTGCCTGCTCCATTCCATAGGAAACGACGCCGCAGATACCAACCTCGGAAAAGATTTCCTGAACTGTAGGCAGGAAGTCTGCAAGTTCAAAGTAGCTGTATTGTGCAAACTTGTTTTTACCAGTCTTTGTGAGCTTGCGGGACTGGAGCATGATGCGGGCTTGCATCAGTTTTTGGTGAACAGACATGCCGCGATGGGTGTTGACAAGCTGCAAGGTAGCATGACCTAGCACAAGCTGTCAAGCCTTTACCTGCAATGCCAACACGCGCCTCAACCTCTCTCAACAGGATCTTGCGAGTGACAGTAAATCTCTTGTTTGAAAAAGGTGAAAGTGTTCAAGCGATAGCAAACTTCATGCAAGGCTTCATTGATAGAAGAATGATTCAGGAATGGTATGAGAAGTATTGCGAGATAAACGGACTCGCAACTGATACAAATTCAGACAACAAGAACATGACCAGGAGGATACCAGTTGCACCTATTGACTTTGAAAAAGTAACCTTAGATGAACTTGAAAGCAAAAAAGAATGCCACTGGGATGACTTTTAGAAAGTTTCGCTTCGCCCCAGTTTTGTTTTTTTCTTTTTGCTTTTCTTGATTTCTTTTTCAATTTCCTTGGGCTTTTGTTTTGGGTTGTTCAAGATATGAATAAAAGCTTCCGCATATCCAGGCGGTTCAAGCTCTGGGTGCAAAGTAAAAATTGCAGTCCAATTTGGTAATGGTTTGTGCGGTTGCTGGTTGCCTTGCATTTACTTTTAGCGATAGCAGCGGATAGGGGTTGAGTCAGGTGGCCAGCAGGAGGCCCTGGAAGGCCATTGAAACAGTTTGCCGTGGAATGACAGCGGGATAACCCTAGCGGCACCTTCCTGCGGCAGTTAGGGGCCTCTCATGTCGCTTTGATCTGGGTTGGGGGAGGCGAAGAGAAATCTCTCAAACTCGTAAATGCTATTTAGCTTTTGCCGCATATCTCTTGTAGCCTCAATGATGGTCTTTATCTGCTGCAGATAATCAATTATATGACGCTTATTTGCTGTTGCATGTTCAATCAGTTCCGTAAGTAAAGAGATCACAGCTTTGACGGTAGTCTTGTTTGCGTAAAACTGATTAGCTGTCATTTCGTAAAATATTTCATCATTGGCGACATGGTTAATAAGTTCAATAGCGCTAGAATGTTTTGCCATGAAAATACGAGTTACCTTAACGCATTGTCTTCTGTATGCAATCTTATCCTCATACGGTAAAAACTTATAGTCAAAGTCATCTACAAGCGCAAAGCAGTACGAGTTGCCAGCGAATCCAGATACCTGAGAACAAAGCGCGTATGTCCTTCGTTCTACTTTAATCCTATCGCCAATCTTTATGTGACCAGGAGGCGAGAATGAATTTCCTGCATAGCAAAGAATAAAATCATCATTCCACCTACATTTGTCATCCTTGTCTCTATTGCAGACTGGACATGGAGTACGGCGTGAAGAGTGTTTCATAATTACAGAGTGCTAGCTGAGTCAAGCATTGCATAATGGGGCGCAGCAAAAATTGCATTACATATTCCTGTCGGTCCTTGTCTGTTTTTTACAATCGCATATTCATAGCTCATTTGGTCAGCGCCTTTGTCGTAATAGTAAGGCCAGAAGTTCATAATTACAACATCTGCATCTTCTTCAATTCTTCCTGATTCACGAAGGTCGGATAGTTGTGGCCTTTTGTTGTCTCTCATTTCAACACCACGATTAAGCTGGCAAACTGCAAGAATATCTACACCAGTCTGCAATGCAACAGTTTTTAGGCGCCTAGTTGCTTTACCAACTGCAAGTGCCCTATTTTCACTTGAAACTTTCTCAGAGTCAAGATCAAGTAGCGTAAGATAATCAATAACAACAAGACCAAGACTTTTGTTCCTGCGCTTCTCTGTTTTAATTCTTGAAACAAGCTGATCTGGTGTAACTTCATAAGTGTTAGCGAAGATCATATTGGCTGCAATTGAATCAAGGTCAATGTCGTTAATTCTTTTCGCATCAGTCTTACTTATTTCTTGTCGAATGATATGCCCGTAAGATAGCGGCACTCTTAGTTCGCTTGGAAGTACATTGTCATTAGCGATACAATTAAGGTAGTCAAGACAGGAAATCATTCTATCGCTAACCTCCTTCTCTGACATTTCAAGTGTATAGTACAAAACCTTTGTATCCTTGCTAGCAACATCTAAAGCGAGATTCATTGCCCATGTACTTTTGCCGCTTCCTGGGCGACCCGCAACTACTATAAGCCTTCCTTTATCTGCAGAATCTGGATGACGTATTCCACCACCAAGGCAATGGTTAAGTCCTGACAACCTTGTTTTGAGTACACGCTTTAATAGCTTTGGGCCTGTCAAGATTTCTCTTGATGCAAGCAACGGATGTTGCTCTGTTTTTTGAAACCGTTGGCCTTCAAGTAATTCGGCGGCATGTACGATATTTGCAAGAGCAGTTCCTGTTTCTTTTTGGTTGCATGTAGCTTTTATTAGCTCCAGTGATTTCTCAAGGTGTTTCTTTACGAGCTTCCTGGAAATCTGTGATGCCCAGATTGGCATAACCTTGAACCTCCACGCATCAATATCATTTTCAATTGGGTATCCAGTAATTTCAACTACATAGCTTTCCGCTGTTGCAAGCTCACAGCCAGCAATCTTCTTAAGGCGAGATGAGAATGTAATGTCATTTATTGGCGCCTGACTAAAATTGGCAAATTCATCATGGAGGCATTTGTATGCACACCTATTAAACATATCGGAAAACATTTCTTCCGATTTAACAAGATCCATGAATTCACAGATCCAGTCATTGTTGCCAACGTTAAAAGAAAAGTAATTGTATGCGACAGCAATGAAATGTTTTTCAATTTCAATTGACGTTTCGGCTGATTCAAATAAGGCGAGGTCAAGGAGTGTCATGGTTTTGTGTGCTTGTTGTTAAACTAGGTCGTCTGCAAATGTAGCAGATATTTGTGGTAGCTGTCTAGTAGTGTTGCGTAAGTTATTACCTTGTTGGTTTTTCATTCCAAATCTCTGCCAGTTTTCATAGGTGATAGAAGTCCACCTTTTTTCTCCGCTCTCTGATCTTTTAATTGCTGTCTCAAGCTGAGACTTTACAGAATCTGTTCCGCCAAGCTTATCTTGCTTTATTTTCAGTAGCTCATGTATTTGACCTTCAAATGCTCGCCTTGTTTTCTGTCCTCCTTTGTGCTTATTAAAGAACAAGCAAATAAGATCAGATATACTTTGTAGCTCACCTGGGATCGCCTCTGGGCTTGCTCCTTGCCACTTGCTCCCCCCTGAAGCCGCAGGCTGGTGGGGGGATATAGGGGGGTTTTTAGAGTTATTAGAGTAATAAGGAGTTAGTGCAAGAACTGCACCCAGGTCGCCACCCTCGCTCAGTGCAGAATCTGCACCTAGGGACTCCTCCTGGTCGCCCCTTGTTGGTGGCTCAAGGTTCCATATCTTTAATGTATAGACATTGCATGATCTCTTGCCATCAACATACTTTGAATGCTTTTCGACTAATTGCTTGTCTTGCAACAGTTGCACTGTATCTATGATTGTTCGCTTTCCAAGTGAAGTTATCTTCGCCAGTGTTTCAAGATTTGCTTCCACAGTGGATTCATTTCTCATTCCATCAGCAAAAGCCTGAAGAACAAGAATGAGTAGCATCTCGTTTCTTGAGATCCATTCCGGTTCACTGAATTGCCTTTTGAGTATCCATGTAGGAAATCCAACGAATGGATAAAAGCTTTTGAATTCACTGGCCATCTGATGTGTTTGAGGTTGGGTTACTTTTTACTTGCTCGATGATCTCCTGACCTATCCTCATCGCCAATGCTTGTTGCTTGCAAATTCTTTTATGACCTGCACTATCACCCCTTGCAATCATACTAAGCTTTAGCGTTGCAAGAGCGATAATGCTATGTTCTATTTCCAGTGATTTACTTAGTTGCGCCTCGTTCATAGTCTTGTGTATCCCCTGGAGTCCTATTGCTATCTGAATTGGGTCCAAATCTTCTTGTAATATCTCCGATGATTTCATTGATCTCAACGTCAGCGGTTGAAAGGGTTTTCTTCATGTCATAGTGAAGCTTGAATTCTCTCTGATCAAGAGAATCTATTTCCCGTTCGATTTTTCCTTGCGCCACTGATCCATCAATCTCAAGCGTCATGTCAATCATTAACTTGTTGCGTTTCCCTTTTATCTCTTGCACAAGTATTTTGTGCCTGGCTTTTGTGTTGAGAATAACCTCCTTTACCCTTGTAGCTTTGTGCAAGAGTTCCTGCAACTCGTTGTCGCTTGTCATTTTTTGTGTGTGTTGTGACGAGTAGATCCGAGACTGTACTAGCTTTTGTACTATTTAATTGGCTTACCTAATGGGAAAAAGTTTGTCATAAAAGAATAGAGAGCTGCTTTCTATTGTGATCACCGGCAAGCATTTGAATGTTTTTAGTGGAAAGATGAATCTGAGGGAGAAGCCAAAAGTCGCTATCGGTCATTAAACTTTTGCATTTCCAATGAGGAAAAGAAAGTTCAACTTTCTCGATCAGCTCAAACTGCATGTCACCATGCCAGCGAGCATAAACAATGTCGTGT